CAACCTCAACATCACCCACTACCAACGCCAAGCCGACCTCATCCACGCCCTTCACATTGCCGCCATGCCCACCCTCGTCCTAGAGGGCTGGGACGACACGACCGGCAGCGCAACGATGGGCGTCAACTACGCCATCGCCATGCAACCGGGCAACAAGGCGTATTACGTCCAGGCCGACACCACCAGCTTCGACGCCCAAATGGCCGAACTCCAGTCACTGGAAGGTCAAATGTCCACGCTGGGCTTTACCAAGCTCTTCGGCCAAAAATTCGTCGCCGAATCCGCCGAGGCCAAGCGCATTGACCAAGCCCAAGGCAACAGTGTCCTCTCCATCATCAGCCAAGAACTGGAAAGCGCCCTCAACCAAGCCTTCGGTTTCGCCGCGCAGTACGTCGGCATGGAACCGCCTGAAGTCACAATCGACCGCGACTTCGACTACTACCGCCTTATTGGCCAAGACGTCTCCGTCCTTGCCCAACTCAACCAAATGGGCAAGATCAGCGACGCCATGCTGCTGGAAATCCTGCGTCGCGGCGAGATTCTTCCCGACAACGTCAGTATTGAAGACGAGTTAGCGGCCAGCACAACCAACGCCTTGGCTCTACCGGAACCCGTTGAAAACACCGGAACCGAGGACATGGACGAACGCGTTGAAGCTATGTAGCTCTTCTCTTGTAAACTAGAAGCGTCCGAGTAATACATCATCGTGCCCGAAGAACAGCAAGCAACACAAGCTCCTGTGGAGCCTGTTGCCCCTCAACCTGTGGTTGAAAGCTCCGATCTGGCCGCCCAACTTGAAGCCCTTCGCGCAAAAAACCAAGAGCTAATCGCCGAGCGTCGCAAGGACCGCGAAAACCGCGAAGCCCTTCAAAAACAACTCGACGAGGTCCGTATCGCCCAAGAGCAAGCCAAAACCGCCAAGTTGGCCGAATCCGGCGAGTACAAAACTCTTTGGGAAGAAGCGCAAAACACTGTTGCTGAACTCAAGCAACAACTAACCTCAAAAGAAGCCGAAGTCGACCAAATTCGCCAAGGCTTTACTCAAGAACAGGTCAAATCTGCCGCCATCGCCCAACTTTCCCAAGCTGGTGCATTGGCACCCGATCAGCTGTATCGTCTATTGCAGGAGAACTTACGTGCCAAAGACGGTCAGCCTGTGGCTGTTGTCGGCGGCGTCGAAGTTCCGGTTGGTGAATACATCGCCAACTTAAAAAACCCCGGCAGCGGCTACGAGCATCATTTTGCAGCTACGAACCGCGCCGGAATGGGTGTCACGGGTAGTGCCCGCGCCACCGCCCTCCCCGGCCAAACCAACCCCTGGCTCAAGGACAGCTGGAACGTCACCCAGCAAATGATCCTTCTAAGTAAGGATCCCGACAAAGCCAGGCTGTTAAAGGCAGAAGCCGGTCACTAAGCCCCTGTGGGGCACTCCCGCAAACCATCTAGGAGCCCACAATGGCTGCTTCCCTCGAAAACTATTCCGGCGGAACATTCCTGTCGGATCTTGTCTCGCGCCCCGAATTCCTCGCTTATACCAGCGAGGGCATCTTCGAGCAATCGAAGTGGCTGCAGAGCGGCATCATCCAACGCAACGCTGCACTTGACGCCCGCTCCGGCGGTACCCGCGTGCGCGTGCCATTCTTTGATCCCATCAACCCCACCGAAGAGCAGATTCTCTCTTCGGCTGCATGGGGTACCAGCGGCGCCGGCTACCTGACTCCTCAGAAGTCGACCGCCGACGAGCAGATCATGACGATTCTGCATCGTGGTTTCGCGTATGCCGCCGACGACCTCTCGAAACTCGGTTCCGGCGCCGATCCACTGGCCCACGTCCGCAACCAGCTGACTGCCGCCATCAACAAGCTGAAGACCTCCACCCTTAAGGCCCAACTGCTGGGTCTGTTCGGTGGCATTACGGCTGCTGGTGTGCTTGGCCCCAACCAACTGGACGCATCGTTCGCTGGTGTCCCCGGTTCCATGACCGAGGCCAACTTCCTGAACGTGGCCAACATTGTGAAGGCCAAGGCCAAACTGGGCGAGCGTGGCGACGAGCTTGACTCGATCGCAATGCACTCCAACGTGGCCTTCTACCTGCAGCAAGTCGGGATGCTGACCTTCAGCACTTCCGCTTTGGCTGCCTCTGGGGCCATCGTTTGGGGCGGCGGCGGCGTGGGCGTGACCCAACCCGAAGTCGCAACCTTCGCTGGCCTGCGCGTCGTGATCGACGACCAGCTGACCTACCTGACCGGCGGCACCTCCACCCACGTGGTGAAGTACCCCGTGTACATGTTCAAGTCTGGCGTCATCAGCGAGGGCATCCAACAGGATCTGCGTCTGGCTGCGGACCGCAACATCCTGTCGATGCAAGACGTCGTGGCTGTGGATTACCACTACGGCTACCACATCACCGGCACCAAGTGGGCCGCCGCTGGCGACAACCCCACCAACGCCTCCACCTCGGGCAACCTGGCCGCCACCGGCAGCTGGAACCTCGTGTACAGCACCACCAAGCAAGTGCCCATCGTGCGCCTGCTTTGCAACACCCCGCTGGACACCACCGCTTACGCCTGATCTTTCAGCCGTACAGCAAGAAGGCCCCCAACTCGGGGGCCTTTTCTTTTATCAACCCTCTTCCGCCAACCGCAACTCCTCCTGCCTCTGGAACACCTGTTCCGAGTCAATCACCATCTTGTACGACTGCAGGATGAGCTGGTTCACCAGCACGTACGACACGCTGAGCTTTTCGCAAATCTCCGGGACGTTCGCCCCCTTTTCGCGCATGGCTTGAATCTCTTTTGCGACATCAGCCCATTTCCGAGGTTTGTTCGGATCTGGTGCCTTGACCTCAAGCGTCTCTACGCTGGGTTCTGCAGAAGCACGACGCGGCGACATGAAACTGGTCCGACTGTTCGTACTACACAATAACCGCCGATTCTTTCTCGACATCCCCTACGGCGATCACACCGAAAAACAAGCAGAGCTGGAACTCGCCGGTGCCGAGGTTTACCATGCCGCGCTTTTAAGTTCTCCCCCCAAATCAAGGAACTATCGCACCGGCGCTAGACTCAGACAAAGGATGTATTGATTGTGGCCGCGACTATTGATGCCACTTTGAAAGGCGCGTCGGCCAACAGCTACGTCACGCTGGCCGAAACCAACACGTACTTCGAGACGGTCCCAGAATCCAGCACCTGGACCGACAAAACCGACGACCAAAAGAACCGCGCCATCATCTCCGCCACCCGCTGGATCGACGCGCTGAGCTTTTACGGCAACCGCTGCACAACCACCCAAGCCCTCAAGTGGCCCCGTGAGGACTACAAGGTCGACGGCATCGCCCTGGCCTGCACCCTCATCCCCGAAGGCATCAAAGTCGCCACCTACGAGCTGGCACGCGCCTTTGCCAACGACACAGACGCCATCACCGGCAGCACTGGCACCACTGGCCTCTACGACCAAGTCGAACTGGGCGAACTCAAGGTCAAGTACAAGGACAGCTCCATGACCCCCGGCGTGGTCAACAACGTCTTCGACCTCTACCCCTGGCTACAGACCTACCTCGGCCCCTACTGCATGGGTGGCGCCACCAACTACGCCGTTCGCCTATTCCGAGGCTGATATGGGCCTAATTGACACCACTTTTAAGCCCCTCCCCACGGCAATCCTTGCTGACTGGGGCCAAAACATCACGTACGTCAAAACCTCCACGCCCCGCACCTACAACCCTACAACCGGCGCTGTAACTGGCGACGACACCACCGTCACCGTCAAGGCCGTAATTCTGCGCCTAACTCCCCGCGAATCCGAAGGTCTTTACCAAAGCACCGACCTCAAGGTGATCATTGGAGCCTCCGAACTGAACAATTACTATCCAACCGAAGCCGACCGCATCCGCTACACCCAGGATGGCGCCACCCGGGAAGCCAAAATCGTTGCCATCACCAGCTATCGCGGCGACAAGCCTGTCATGCACACCCTCATAGTGAGACCCCAGTAATGGCACGCCGCATTGGCTCACGACGGCAAGATGTCCGCAATCTGGCTACGGACGCGCTAGCGGCGATAAACGAGTCTGCGCGCCAAGCTGCTGTGGAGATAATGAATGACCTCGGTAAACAGGGTCCCGCTTACTCGGGTGAATTTAGGGATAGTTGGATTGCAGTTCCAGCGGGTAAAGGGGCTAGCGGCAGCGCTGGCGGTGAGTATCCGTACCAAATATCTGACGTGCCTGAACTGTCTTTGAGTAGGCGCGAAGTGGCACGAGCAACAAAATTCACTATTGAGAACACGCAGCCATATGCGGAATACGCTTTAGATCTAAAAGAAGGGCGCTTTTACCCGCCAGACGAGTTCGGCCCTATCAAAAAACCTGTAGCAGAAGGAAGCCGTGAAGCGGGGCTTACTAAACGTGGTGACGTTACTGACGGTTCTGGCGAGGCTAAAAGTACAGCCGAGCTTGACTGGTATGTCACTTATGTGAACGGCGGCGGACTACAGAAATCCCTCGAACGCGGAGTGAAACTAGGATTTAAGGCATGAACTACCAAGCAATCCGCGCTGCAGTCGAAAATCCGCTCCTAAGCGCGTTTGGAGCATTGTCCCCTGCTGTGCCTGTTTACTTCGACAACATCACAGCGGTTCCACCCAACACAACGACTGAATACGTTCGCGTCAATGTTACTTTCGGCATTACCAACGAGCCCACGCTTACCAGCAGCGTGGACAACGCCCGTGGAGCGATTGTTATCCGCATTTTTACGGAAAAAGGCCGTGGCCCCGCCCGCAACCAAACTTTGCTGACTACCGCCGTAAATGCACTGGAAACCCTGAACAACGGCACTAAGGGAACAACCGGCGTCTATTTCAAAGTCGGCGAAATTAACGGACCTACATTTTCTGCGACAGAAGAATCTCCCCATTTCATGGGACGGATCGACACTTCTTACGTGGCAACTGTGCTGTCGTAGGAAATGTATTCGATGGGCGCTAACCTGTATTAAGCCGGGCAGTGCCCGCCCACAACGTC